CCGTCGGCGTCGGTAAGCCCGTCCGCATCGGCAAGTCCATCAGCGTCGAAGAGCCCGTCAAGTTCACCGTCGCTGTCGGTATCGCCATCGGCGTCAGCATCCGCATCACAGAGTCCGTCAAGTTCGTTTAGCCCGTCGAGTTCTGTATCAGCGTCGGTGAGCCCGTCGAGTTCAGGTAGTCCGTCGAGTTCATTCAGCCCGTCGAGTTCGTTTAGCCCGTCGAGTTCCGTATCAGCGTCGGTCAGCCCATCAAGTTCAGGTAGTCCGTCGAGTTCAGTGAGCCCGTCAAGTTCAGGCAGTCCGTCAAGCTCAGTGAGCCCGTCGAGTTCTGCATCCGCGTCGGGCAGTCCGTCAAGCTCCACGTCGGCATCAGTCAGCCCGTCAAGTTCGTCATCGGCGTCCGTGAGTCCGTCAAGCTCAGGTAGCCCGTCGAGTTCGGTAAGCCCGTCAAGTTCATTCAGCCCGTCGAGTTCAGTGTCGGCCTCAGTCAGCCCGTCAAGTTCGGTGAGCCCGTCAAGTTCAGGCAGTCCGTCAAGCTCGGTGAGTCCGTCCGCGTCGAGGAGTCCGTCAAGCTCACCGTCACTGTCGGTATCACCATCAGCATCGGTATCTGCATCACTGAGTCCGTCCAGTTCTGTCAGCCCGTCAAGCTCCACGTCGGCCTCAGTCAGCCCGTCGAGTTCTGCCAGTCCGTCAAGCTCCGTGAGTCCGTCAAGCTCCGTGAGTCCGTCGAGTTCGGCGTCTCTCTCGTATAGCCCGTCAAGCTCCTTCAGCCCGTCGAGTTCGGAGAGCCCGTCGAGTTCTGTCAGTCCGTCAAGTTCTGTCAGTCCGTCCAGTTCGGAGAGCCCGTCAAGTTCCGCGTCGGCATCGGTGAGTCCGTCAAGTTCGGAGAGCCCGTCGAGTTCCGCATCCGCGTCGGTGAGCCCGTCAAGCTCCGTGTCGGCATCAGTGAGCCCGTCAAGTTCTGGCAGTCCATCAAGTTCGGCATCGGCATCGTTCAGTCCATCGAGTTCTGTCAGTCCATCGAGTTCTGTCAGTCCGTCAGGCTCCGTTAGCCCGTCCGCGTCGAGGAGTCCGTCCAGTTCCCCCTCACCGTCGCTATCGCCGTCCCTGAGTCCGTCAGGCTCGTTCAGCCCGTCAAGCTCGTTCAGCCCGTCAAGCTCCGTGTCGGCATCAGTGAGCCCGTCGAGTTCGTTCAGTCCGTCAAGCTCGTTCAGTCCGTCAAGCTCGTTCAGTCCGTCGAGTTCTGCCAGTCCGTCAAGCTCATTCAGCCCGTCGAGTTCTGCCAGCTTATCCGTCTCACCCTCGGCATCGGTGAGTCCGTCAAGTTCAGCAAGCGCGTCTGCATCGCCATCATATGTCTATCGCTCGTCGCTGATTCGCATTCGCGCCCGCAGCAACATGGTGACTCTCAATGACATTCAATACACCTTGGTCACAGCGATTCGGGCGAGACAAAACCAGTTGGTGCATCTAGATGCTTGGACCAAGGAAAGCTAAATAACAACATGACCGAAACACAAGATTTCTCGATCAATAGAGGGTGCGACTATCGGCTTCGGTTTCGTTTGGTACAAGCGCCAACGACAGAACTAGGTTCGTTGTCTGATTGGAATGTTCGATTTGAACTTCGCACGACGCGTGGTGGGTCGGTCATTGCGACCATCAATGGTGGGATATCAGCGAACGTATCTAGTGCGAGTGATTTTGGCGTGTGGGATGTAGATCTAACCGCCGCACAGACCACGGCCCTAACGGAACGCACATACTTCTATGCGTTCCGTCGTATCGATACGGGGTTTGTAGATGTGTTAGCGAAGGGGAAGTTGTTCGTCGAGACGTATTAAGCTACGCTGCGTTATGTGATCCTCGTTCCGATTTTCAATTCTCGAAGAAACGATTCAAACACTTTCGTAGTGAGCTTGCGACTGTCCGATCCGCTTTTGACAGGTGCCATAGAGATTTGTCTGTCGAGGGCGTACATTTGTTCGTGCGATAGCACACCGTTAGTCCAGATCCATTCCTTACTTTCACGCAACCCACTGACAAAGGCGTCTGGCGCGCTCGGATCTGCAACGATGTCTGCGGCCGTGGAGAGATAGAAGTCCTCACCGACAACTGACCCACTCTCGTCGTTATCATCCAGCAACGAACCGACGCCACGCGAAGACACACCAAACTTGACATCCTCATCAATAAAAGACTTCACAATCTTGCCATATGGCGTGTCCATGATCTTGGCACGACCTATGAAGTTCGTGCCGTCCATCGTAAGATTGGTGATCATGTGAGAGACGCGATCAAGATTGATATGAGGAGAGTCGGGGTGCCCAAGCTCGCCCAGCGCACGGTTCTGCGAGACGTATTCCTCGTTGTATCGAGCGACTTCCCGCTCTAACACAGCTTGTGGATAGATGCGCCCATTACGGTTCTTTATCTCGGACTGAAGGAAGACACCTTCAATATGGTAAGTCTTGCCGTGGTCCGTTGATTCAACGATGGGCTTAACGTCGCGGGGAGAAACAAACTCTGCTATTAGTTTCATGGATTACCTACCTGAGTTTCAGTTCCAATTGGCGCCGGTCTGCCGGTTTAAGTAACCTCTGATTCCATTTGATGCCTGCCTTGGTGGCCTTGTCCAGCACCTGGCCAGCACGACGCCATGCTGATCTACCGTGAGCCGCCGGCCGCTCACCGCTCTTTAAGAAATCTTTTATCGCACTATTAACGACGGCTGCGGGCGGCAGTCTTCTTTGGCGGTTCTTATTGCGGTTACCAGTTAGCTCTTTATAAACCTCATCCGCGACGCGGTCGGGAGACCATCCGCTGTGTGCAGCGTCATGGCTGCCTATATCCCGCATGATCCGCTCAACGCTTTTACCTTCCTTGAACGCCGTCTGCTTCTCAACTTCGATTCTATCCGCAGTCTTCTGCTGCATGATCTCCGAGAAGATCTGATTCGCACCAGACCAATCGGCGTTCTTTACGTGCTGGACAAGTTGTGTAAATGAATTCATGACGTGCGGCTGCTGGTTACCGTCCCTCCGCAGAGCGACGTATTGCTGCTCCGTCATCGTCATCATCGACAGCTTCGTTCTTAGCTTTGTAGCCCTTATCGACTGCGTTAAAGAAGTCGTCTTTCTTGTCGGCTGGAATATCGGCGGGAGAGTCATACCCGTGCTTCTTCATCATAGACTTGAAGTAGGCTTTGTAACCGTCCGAGCCACTTTCCGCATCTTCCCTGACACCACCATCGTCCTCACCTGGCGCGCCGTATCCACCGGGCCCTAGCTTGCCTTTACCTTCCTTGAATATCGTCTTCTTCTCAACTTCGATTCTGTCTGCGGTCTTCTGCTGCATGATTTCTGAGAAGACCTGATTCGCACCAGACCAATCGGCGTTCTTTACGTGCTGGACAAGTTGTGTAAATGAATTCATGGGTGACCTCTAGTAACTGGAATTATTGGACATCAGCAAAACCTTCGGTCTTGCGGAACTCAACGATGATGCTGTACGCCGTCTTGGCTGGCACGACTGGCGCGCCAATAAAAAAGTTCCCAGTAGGAGCAGTGAGCGTCGGATTATCAAGCTGTAACGGCAGGGCGTTCTTACCGAAGTATCCAGATCCCGATAATATCAACGATGTCGTATTTGCGGCTCCAGTCGAGGAGGCAAATCCAAGCTCCACAACCATCGTGGGACTGACGGAGTACCACACACTAGTGATATCGAGGTTACGGTCGGGCGTAGTAAATGCAGTCGCCGCATTAGCAGTCGCCGTCACAGCAGTATCCGCGCCTCCACCCGTAAAGGTCAATGTCTCACCATTGGTATATGACGTAGCACCAGTCAACTCACCCACCACTACAGTGTTAGACGAAGCTAACCAGTCAACGACAATGGAACTGGCGCTGCTGGATGTACCCACCATTACTGCACCGCGTAAAACCTCGACGTTTCGACTAGTAAGCACAACTTTGTGAACACCATAGGACAGTGCGGCGACATTCACTTTCATAACGTCAGCGTGTGGTGTACCACTAAGGGAGTAATATAAAAATTTCCCGACAACTCGCGTTGGATTGTCAATAAGAATCTGAGTAACTGCGGTGTCGGCTGTAATCGGCATATCTTTACACTATTTAGTCTATTGTGGATTTCTTCCGTGACGAAGCCACGTCACCAGAAGGTTCCACTGAAGGGTTAGTGTTAGTCTCGCGATTATCGGTGTCGCGCAACGTGGCATCTGCTTCAATGTCAAATGTTGAGGCTTCCGACGATTCGTCAGCCATGTCGGCTTGCATATTCGATAAATCCATATCAGAGAGCTTCAAAACTTCACGTTGGATATACTGATTCGAGAAATACTTCCCGATAAATGGTTCCATCTGCGTAGCAAGATTCATACGAGCCGTGAGAATTTCGTTCATCTTCAGTTCTTCGAAGTAGGAGTCTTGCTGCCAGTTATAGCGAATTCTGTCCTTGATTTTATACCACTCCGCCTCCGTCATCACATTCTTCATTCGCAATTGCTTTTCAAGCAACTGATCGAACAGATGACTTAACTGGACTTGCAGCCGGTGAATAAATTTGGTGAATCGCAGTTCGTCACGGGTAATTTCCGTGGCGCGACCAATCTGGAAACCCTGCCCTGCTTCTGTTCGTGTGGGAGGCAACCCAAGCGCACGATAAAGCTTCTTGCGGAAGTAATCCACGTCTTCCATCTGCCCGAGGTTCTGACCACCGGGCAATGTCTCAATCTGGGTTGACTTACCCCCTTCACGTCGAGGCAGCCAGAAGTCTTCAAGCACTGACATGAACTTGCGGTCGTCGCGAATCTCACCGGTACCAACATCATAGACGAGCTTATTCCGATACCGCTGCATGATGTCGTAGAGATACTGTTCTGCCTTTTGCTTGGGAAGGTTACCCACATCAATGTAGAACACACGGCGCTCGGGCGCCCGCGCAACACGATAGATGACGACGGAATCTTCGATCATGCGAAGCAGGTTCAGTGGCTTGATGGCTTTATGGAGCCATGAAAGCACTGTCCGCTTGTTTACGTCGTAGAGTCCTGACGGGCAGAACGCAACAGCATCCGTGGTGATACGAATACCGTTATAGTTTAGCATGGCCGCTGTAGGGGTGTTCGCTGACCCTGAGAGGTTGGTTGGAGCAACAAAGCCCATCGGGTTGTACACATAGTACTCCCGAACAACTTCAACAATGTCAAACTGCCCTTCCTGATGGCGTTTACGGGCGACCTCACGTACCTTGCGAATGGTGCGCGGATCAACGAGTCGCAATTCCTGAATACCCGCCTTCGGATCCGATTCATCCGCCACACAATGAAAATAAATACGACCGTCTACATACCATTGCCGCACAAGGCTATATGCATCGCGATGGAAGTTGAGCATTTTGAGAAGGTTCGCGAATTCGGACTGAATGCGGGTTTCGAGTTCTTCCCCGAGATCCACATAGTCCAGATTCAATGCGACAGGCATCCGTTCAGCATCCTGCACCACAATTTCGTTGATGATCTGGTCTATGGCTTCATCGACCTCCGCCACAATCTGCATTTCTCGATAGCGATTGATGAGTTGGGGATCATCAATAACCGCACCATCGAGGTCCAGATAATAGCCGAAGTAACCACCGGCGGAACCATATTGAATATTTAAGGCGCCGTCTTGATTATCGGGAGGAACGAAACTGATTGCGTTCGAGGTCGGTTTCAGTAACGACGCAGTAGGCGCCGATGACTTTTGATTAAAGTTGAACTCGAAGCCGAAAAGACGAGGCATGATTTCACTTTCTGAGGGGCACCATTATAGGCGCCCCTCTGAAAACATATACAGATTA